CTCGGCATAAGCCTTAACTACCCATGGCATCATGCCCGGCGTGCGGAACGGCGGGTTGCAGTATGCCGAGTAGCCATACACAGCCACCCATGAGCGCTGATCGCTCAGCGCGTCATCCTCGGCCGTGTACCACCGAGCACACATGTTGTTGTTGTTGGACGCCGCTACGTCGATGTGAAAATGAAACTCCGCATAGAGCACATCCCAGAACTCCGGCGGTGTCCGCATGTCCTGATTGCCAGCCATGTCCTAATATCCCGCCGAGTTGTCTGTTTCGGCGGCGCAGCCCATTTCGCGCCGGAACTGCGAATCCAGCACATCGAGGGCGAGGAGCCACTCCACGTTGGTGTCGAGCGCAATGGCCAACCTCACGAGGTTGTATGGCGTCGGCATACTGCGGCCGCACTCCAGGTCGCCCATGTGATTCGGCGTGGTTCCAATCATCCTCGCCAGCCGTGTTTGTGTCATCTCCAGCCCGCCGCGTCTCTGCCGGACGCGCGCGCCAAACTCTCTGTGTAGTGTCGCCTGTAAGTCCGTCATCGTCGATCTCCTTAGAACGGGATGTCGTCGGACATGCCCGCGTCCTGTTCCTCGCCTCTGGTCTCGCGCTGTCCCTGGTCGCCGCCGCTGTCCGCCGGCCACGACAACCGATCCACGCGCTGTCCTTCGACGCGCGTCTTGCGCACCTTGCGGCCTTCCTTGTCCTCGTACTCATCCTGTACGAGCCGGCCCTGTACCACCACCGGGTCGCCTTTCCGCAGGTTCTCGCCACAGTAGTCCGCCGTCTTGCGCCACGTCTGCACGTCAATGAAGGCGGTCTTTTTCTGCCGCTCGCCGCCCGCGTCTTTCCACGTCGAGTCAACGGCAATCGAGAACGTGCATAGACTCACGCCGCTCGTGAGCGTCTTCGGTTCGGGATCGCGCGTCAGGCGGCCCGCAATCACCACTACATTCAGTTCTGGCATTCTCAGTTCTGCCATGTCACACCTCCGCATGTTCGCGCGCTGGGCTCATCCACAGCACGGTCAGGGGCTCAAACGCCTCGCGTAGTGCCGTCATCGTCGCGTCGTCGGGCGGCTCTGCCGGACTCCACGCGCCCGCCAGAACCACGGTATTCTCAACGGATGTTACCAGCTCGCGCAACGCCGCCTTGTTCTCGCCGTCGAGCACGTCGACGTTGTCAACGAGCACCGGCGCGCCGCCGGCAATGGCGAGCCGCATGCCCAGCTCGCACAACAACCGGCACCCGCTGCTACACTCGGTGAGCGGCGTGGGCTCCGGGGTGCCCGAGCGGAACACCCACGCGCCCAGGGTCTTGCCCGCCGGCCGAAGCTCAATCGAGTAGCCCAGCCCGGACAGTAGCGAGTTCGCCGCTTCGACAAACGGCGCGCACCGGTCCAGGGTGAACCGGGTAACCACGCGGCCCGTGCGGAATGAGTCGACGCACCACGTCAGGTCCTCGATGGTCTCCCTTGTAGCGTTCAACCGCTCGGTCATTGCCGCGTAGTTCAGAAACCGCTCGGCGCCCTCGACGATCTCGCGCGCCTTATTGGCCTCGGCGTCACACGCCGTGATGTCCACATCGATCTCGGTGGAGGTCCGCGTCGGGCGCGGCGCGGCTTTCGCCTGCACCTTGAGCATCTTCACCGTCGCGTCCTGCGCGTTGACCGCGCGGATAGCCTCGTTGTGCGCCTGGTTGGCTTCGGTCATTGCCCGCTCGGCGGCGGCTTCTTTCGCCCGCGCGTCGGACAACTGCCGAGCCGTCTCGGTCTCTGTGTCCACGGCTTCGGCGAGCGCGTTCGCCGCCTGTTCGAGCGCCGCCGTGATCGGCGCGACGTGGGTTTTCTGAAGCTCTTGACTCCACTTGCGCCCGCATGTCGGACACGCGCCCGACGCCACTTTGTCCGCCTGCGCCTTGGCCTCGGCGCGCTTGCGTTCGGCGTCCGCCCGAGCGGCCTTGCACACGCCGAGGAAGTCCGCCGCAGACCGCGCCGCCCGTCGAGTCGCCTCGGCCTCTGCCTTCGCATCGGTCGCCGCCGTCTGTGCCGCGTCACGGGCGCCCTCAAGCGCCGTGAGTTTTGCCAGCGCCGCGTCAACCTCGGCGGCAGACGGGACGCTGCCGATAATCTCGGCGCGGCCCCGCTCGCGTTCCAGGTCGTTTCGACGCGTCACGCACGCTTCGATCTTCGCGCGCGACTTCGCGGCCACCTCAGCCGGGTCGCCCTTTGGCGCGAGTGGCGAGCCCAGCGCCTCGATGTCGTGCTCCAACTCTTTGACCGCCTTGTTGGCCGGCGTCCTGAGTGCGTATGCCGTGTTGCCGACGCCGACCCAGTCCTCGGGTGTCAGCGGGTGAAGCCCGTGCTCTGCCAGAAACCCCGACAGCCACCTGTCGTGACCCACCACGTTGGCCAGCACGTCCTCGGCGTCGATGCGCGGAACCAGCATCGTGCTGAGCGTCGCGCTCAGGTCCGCGCGGTCAACGGCGCACGCCACGCGCGCCACGTCAATGTCCAGCCCGAGCGCCCGCCACATACTCTCGGGCGTGTCGGCGATCTCCTCGCCGTCCTCGTTACAACACACCCAGGTCAACGTCTTGCCGACCTCGATGTCCACGTAGATTGAGTACGGCCCCGTCGCCTCGGACTCGATGTGAACCGCCACACATCCACAGTCGCTACCGTAGCTCACCGGCCTGTGTGCCCAGGTGCCGCGCCCATCCTGGAGGTCGCACCGACCGAACAATGCCAACCGTAGCGCGTGCAACAGACTGGTCTTGCCGGTGTCGTTCGGGCCGAAGATAGCCAGCCCGGCACCGGCCATGTCCTGCATGTCGAGGTCTCGAATGTTTCGGAAATTCGAGATCTGAATACCCGTGATTCGCATTCTCTCCGTCCTCCCTCTCTCTCAGTAGTTCGGGCCAGCCTTGTGCCCGTTGCTGTTGCCGTTGCCGTTCTTCCGCCGCGCCGGGGGCTTCACTTCCGCCGGCGGTTCCGCCTGTCGCGAGAACACCTCAGCCGCCGTCACCGCGCCGCTGTTGATCTGGGCGTACAGCGCGCGCATGTTGGCGATCTGCGACGGCTCTATGTCCGACACGGACTCGACGCCCAAATGCTGGCAAATGTCCCGCGACGTCACGTCCCATCGGCGGAACGCCTCGACGAGCCGCGTCCGCTGGTCTGCCAGATCCTCGGGCGTGGTATCCGCCGGTGCCTTTGCATGGGCTTCCGGCTCTGCCTGTACCGCGTGCTGTTGCGCGCCGAACGTCCGGCGTACTAGGTTGTCGAGCCGCGCGTGAGCGGCTTTCGAAAACGCGCGCCCGTCGATCTCTTCCCACGGCGAGTCAAACTCGTACAGGTAGCGGCCCACGCCCCACTTCACGGCCGCGCGTTTGAACGCGTCGGAGATGCGACCCTTCTCGGGCTCCACGTCGCTGTCGCCCGCTCCGTCACTTTTGCCAATCCACTCGCCGTCGAGTCGTACGCGCAGCGTGCACACGCACGTCGCGCCCTGGTCTTGATATGAGTCTTGCCAATTGGCCGGCCCGACGACGGCGTCCAGCCGGGCCATGACGGCGCGCGCGTCGATGTACGCGAGCGCGAGGCCCTTTGTCTTGTCCTTGTTGGTGGCACCTACGCGCCACCTCACTTCCTCGGGCGGGAACTGTGCGGCCAGCGCCGAGAATATGTTCTGGTCAGTCGCCATTGGTTCCTACCTCCTTCGGTATGTCCCACTCGTCCGACAGGTCGCGGATTATGCCGGACACCGGCGACTCCAGACCTACGTCCCGGAACGCGCGGTCAACGTCCATGAGCCTGTCGAGCGCGAGGCACACGTCCGGTAGCGTCGCGGCGTACGCCTCGTCGTAGCACCGCTCCACGCGCGCCTCCTCGGCGTCATGGTCTGCGTCGCGCGCAGCGGCGCAACCTGCGATGATCTCGGCGTCCGTCATACCGTCACCTCCTGCGGATCACCCGCCTCTGTCGTGTCGCACGGCACAGACGCCTCACCAACCAGCAAATCAAGCAGCCGAAACGCCGTCTCTTTCGCGGTGGTCTCCTGCCGGCCATACGCCGACGCCGCGATGATCTCTATTTGTGCGCGGACCTCGCGCAAGATGCCAACTGTCAGCCTGTCCATTCTCCGTCTCCTTCTTGTTGTCGCCTGTACTACTCGCCTGTGTCCATATTGTAACCGGCGGTGGCCAACGGAGCCAAGGGGGAGATCTCGGCTCCGCTCTTGGGGTATGCGGGGGTAGTCGCAGGGCCACCGCCGGTTGGGGGCTGGGTCGCTTGCTGGCGCTGTAGGCCAATCTCGGCGAGGTCTAACACGCGCTCCAGGTCGCACACCAACACGGTGTCAAACTCGCCGTAGTGAGTATCGCAATGATCGGCATTGGCCAACAGTCGCTCGCGTACATGCTGTATGGCGTGTCGTGGATTGGGGAACCCGGCTGCCGGGCTGGGCGCTGTAGCGTGAGAGGGGGACGCATGCCCAGCAGCCGGGGAGGGGGTAGTGTTACTCATGGCGCGGCCTCCGCTTCCGGCACGTCCAGATCGGCGGCCATGTGATCCAGCAACGCCGCCCTCCAGTCATAGGCCCAATCACTCATGTCCTCGGCGCACGCGATGCAAAGCGTGGTACCGAACATAGTCGCCATCCAGACTACGCCCAGGGCAAACGCCACCACCAACAACAGGAGTGCCACGAGGTAAATTGGAATGCTGAGAATCGTTCGCATCGTGTCATCTCCCCTTAATCGTACAGGTCGAGGATGTCGCACTCGAACGCTTCGGCGATTGCCGGGAGGTCGGACGCGCGGGGCGAGGTCTGCCCTCTCACCCATGAGCGGAGGGTGTCGACCGTGATCTGGATGCCACGGTCCTGTATCCGCGCGCAGGCCTGGACCTCGGACAGTCCAGAGCGCGCGAACACGTTGTGCAATTTGAAAGCCGCCATAACATGATCTCCTATGTTTTCGGGTCAACACGGGAGATCATATCACGACCGACGCACAATGTCAAGACTTTTTTTCGGAGATTTTACGGGGAGATTGTCGCGGGTGTTTGTGCCGCCACCAAGGCCTTGAGCAGCTCAGATAGCAGGCTCACCAACGCGGTGACGTCGCTCTGCGTGCCGGTGGCCGTCGCGCCAGTGCTCATGATCCAGTCGGGTCCGGTATACTCGGCGTCGGGCTGGGCGTCATCGATCTTGGCGGTGCCGAACGTGAGCACCCGTGTGGTGAGCGTGGTGGTGCCGCCGTCGGCGAGCGTCTCTGAGCACTCGGTTGTCACGGTCGCACAGCCGCCGAACACGACGATGGCCATGACCGCGAACAGAATCAGGAACGCCGCGACGATCCAATAGTCCGTGTTCATCATGCTTCGGTATGCCCTTCCTGGTTGTGGGTCGCTGTCACTGTCTCGGTCGTGAGACACGCGGCCTCAATTGCCATACGCCACGAGACTTTCTCGCCGCGCGGGCCGTAGCCCCACCGCGCCGGGAAGCCGCGCACATCGAGGTGGCATATCGTAGGGCCAAACCCAATTCCGCCATGCGCGAACGCCGGGACTTCCAGGGCCGCCATGGCCAGCACCACGGGCGGCACACCCGGCACGACGATGTCTGCCGCGTGCCCCTGAACGTGCTGTGAGTCGCGCGCGCCCCCGACGGCGAGGTTGTGCCCGACGCACCTGTAGCCCGAGGCGATGGTGATGGGTAATCCGATGATCGCGCGCAGGTCTTCCAACGCACCGATGAGCGCGGGTGCGGCCGTCGCAGCACCGCAGCACGGGCACACGAACTCTTCGGATCGAAAGTGTTCAGATAGTTGCATGGCACACCTCACGGACTCCAGGTTGTCAACTCGGATCTCTTCCAGGTGTTTGTGGCAGTGCAGACGTAGATGTAGTCGGCCGTGTATCGGATTTCGCCGGCGGTGCCGGTTGCGGAGGGGCCGCTCGGCGCGGATCCTAAAGCCTGATACTTACGGGTGCAATATAAGCTAGAGGCACCCAGTTTCGTATCTGATATAGACACGCCGCTCCCAGACAGGTCGTCGAAATGATAGCTACCATTGATGTCTATATTGCTATGGACGGAGTAGCCTATTTCTATTTCTGGCGTATAGCCTACACTTATCTTGCCTGCATAGAGTTTCAGCGTATCCAGATAAGAAGTGTTTGCCGTACCCAAAAACGTTGTGTCGCCGCTAAGAATGGTCCCCTCGCCACTCCTAGACCACATCAGCAGGCCCCTTTGCCCCAATTTCGGGAAAAAGGTCGTGTTGTGCCTAGAATAGAAAGCGCCGGTCAATGAAAGCGTGTCTGTGTTGCACGTAAGATCACCGCAGGTCAGAGTCTTACACTGTATTTCTTCCGCGCCCAGTACCCCGGTGTCACCGATCGACACACCACCGGTTCCGGCCTCGAAATCGTACTCGCCCCACAGGTTCACCGACGTCGGTTCGCCAAAATCCACCTCGTCTACGCCCAACAGCGTCAACGTCGAGGCCGCTACGGTCAGCGGTTCCAGGTACGCAGGGTCGCTCTCGTTCTCGAACCAATTGGCAAAATCACCCGATAAAACCATCCCGCCCAGCCCTGGCCAATACAACGAGGAGAACGTGTCTGTCCCGGCCGCTGGGATCTCTAGTCCAGTCAGTAGGATCCTCTCTGCCCACTGGATCGGGTAGCAAGACACGAGCCCGTAGGCCCGCACGTTGCCGTCCACGCTCGCGTAACCGCTGCCAGGGCTCGCCGGCGATTCGCCATTAAGTCGTAGCAACCGGTCATCGTCAGTCACTTGAGCCAGAGTCGATAGGCAAAAATCCAGGTAGCCCATGCTTTTTGTAGGATACGAGTCCCGTTGTGCGAAGATCCCGATCCGCGAGTCCGTCACGTCGTCGCCGAAAGCGAATAGCAGGCCAGCCGTGTTATCGCCCGTCGTCGTCGAGTTTCGGATCATGGCGTAGGGGTCTGACGCGCCCGAGACCTCTAGGACTCCACCGATGGTAGCGTCCGACGTAACGGTTGCGGTTTCGGCCGCTACCTCCCCGCCGATACTCGCGCTCCCAGTAACACCCAGTCCGCCCCCGACAGCCAGATCGCCGTCCGTCGTGATATCGCCGTCGGTGGATAGCGTACCGTCATCCTCGACGGTCAGCCCACCGGCGGTCGTAGCCGGCGGCGACGTCGCACCATACCCGCCACCGATTAGCAGCGACCCGAACGTGCCCGGATTCACCACGGCGGCCACACACCCCAACACCACAACAACACACAAGACATACAGTAAGTTTCGCATGGGTCGATCTCCTATGTTGGCGTCCAGCATGAGCGATTGTCCCGGTAAACGTCAACATGCGCAAAGTGATATTTTCGCCATCGACAAAATAGGCGCACAAAAGACTTGACTTGTAGCTTGGATTAGGATATAATACCTGTAGATTTGAACGAGGCAAAGGGAGATTGGAAATGGCGACATCGACACGGAACGGGAGCTACCAGCCGAGCGGGTGCTGGATACGCGCCGAGAAGCGTCTCGCGATCTACCTGCGCGACGGCTTCCGGTGCGCCTACTGTTGCGCCGATCTCCACGACGCGGCGCCGACGGACATCACCCTCGACCACCTGCACTGCAAGGCGGATGGCGGCAGTAACCACGAGAGTAACCTCGTGACCGCCTGCCGGCATTGCAACTGCGCGCGGCGGGACATGCCGCTGGCGCGGTTCGCCGGCCCGGACACGCGCGCCGACATCCGCCGGCTGACGCGCCGGAGTCTGCGGCGGTACCTGGTGCTGGCTAAGGCTTTGATCGCCGGGCAGACCGGCGGCGAGAATATGTAGGCAACCGCCCGCGAGGGCAAACAAGGAGAATGGGAAATGGACACAAAATACAGCATGGACTACGGATATCGAATTGAGATCTCCGATGATGATGGCAAAGTGGTCCACACAACAGAAGAGTGGGATGATCTGGACTACGTAGTTGCACTCGCGCGGGGGTGGGTAAAGGCACAGCGTGAGCAGAGGTGTGCGGGCTGACGCAACCGCCCGAGAGGGCAAGGAGAAACGGACATGAAATGGAACGTGACTGAGGACAGTGGCGGAGGGTTGGCTCTCAATTATTGGGAGGATGAGGATGACGACATCTCCTACATCCACTCCGGCTACGAGTACACGGAGGGCCAGTTGCGCGGGGACATCGCCGCGCTCTACGGCGACACGCACAACGACCCAACCTCATGGGAGGGCAACGAGTGCAACACCATCGACTACGATGACGCCGAGTCGACGCGCATCATCGCTGATGGCGACGACGACGCATTCCGCGTGTACCCGACGGCGATGGGCGCCGCCGGACGCAAGGCGCTGCTGGGTTAGCTAACCGCCCGAGAGGGCAGAGGAGAACAGGATGAACATGCAGTCCGCAATGCTTCGGGGCCGGCGTGAGTCGCTCGGCCTATCCGTGTACGACCTGTGCTACCGCGCCCAGGTCCGCGAGTGCTCATACAGGAAGTGGGAGAGTGGATCATCCAATCCTAACCGCGCCTATTTCAGCGACGTGCTCCGCGTCCTGCGCGTGTTGTGCATCGACCCCGTGGAGTTCGCCAAGGCGGGCTCTACGGGTTGACCACCACGCGCGTGTCGCGCAGGTAGCCATCACCGGTTACGTCAGTGGCGTAGATTGCGCTCATGCCAACGCGCATGTCGATCTGCGCCACTTCTATTTCGCCCGCGTCCACGGCCGGCGCTGAGGGCACCTCAGCCTCGGCCCCCGTGTGGATCACAATCAGGCCCGACGCCGCGTCGATGGCCACCGTGTCGATGCGGTCTTCGGCAACAGGGGCCACGAGTTCGTCGGAAGTCTGCCGCTCGCCGTAGCCTTTGAGTAGGTCACCGTCCAGGAACGCCCAGCCGCCGGCCACGGTCACGCGCATGGACTCGGGCGAGGTCACGTCGGGTTCGAGCCCGCCAGCCGGCCAGTCATTTGTCAGGACTACGCCATCTTGCTCTCCCTCGTTATTCACGAGGTCGAACAGAAACCGCTGGATCATGTCGAAGGCCGTCACGCACTGCGACAGCCAGTCGCGGTGCGCCTGTGCGCTTCGGTCGCCGTCTGCTACGAGCGGAGTCTCGGGCGGGTTTTCGTAGGCCATGTGTCAATCTCCTCAGAAGTTCAGCGGCGTGCGCGCATCTTCGATGTACCCGTTCGTGGTGTCGTCTGCATTTTCGATTGTCGTCTCGCCCACGCGATGGTGTACCCAGGCGAGAAGAAGTTCGTTCGTGTCGACCGTCGGGGCAACAGGTGACGCGGCTTCGACGCCCGTGTGAACCACGACCGTTCCCACCGCGTATACATCATCCGTCGTACACACGGCCACGGTGTCGATGCGTGGATTCGAGACGGGCGCGATCATGCTTGAGTAGTTCCCGCCCGACGCGCGCCGGAACGGCGCAGACCTGTACATACCCTGACCCGCTGCGACGGTAACAGCCATAGACGACGGTGTCGTGGCGTACACGCTAAGCGACGACGACGGCGTCGCTCCTATTCCAATCACGCCGTCCGACCCTCCGCCGAATGCTTGACAGATCCACCAATCGAGTTCGTCGAGCCGACCGTCCTGCACATCGTCGGCATCGTGATCTTGTGAGCGGATAATCTCCATCCACCACGTACCATCGCACCTAAACGCAATCATGCCGCCATACTCAAGGTCCCAGTCTTCCTGCGTGGCCAGACACAACTGGCCTATGCCGCCGGACAGGTGCTTGATGGTAATAGTCTGGCCGCTTCGCCAGTTCGACAGAAACAGAATATGACCGTTCCGCACATACGTTGTGGCCAGCGTGTTCAGGTCATCGGTTGGGTCTCCGTTTTCGGCGTACACGTTGTGGGCTGCCAGCACAGGCGTGAGCACGCCGCTTGCGATCTGAAGCTGCGTCACGTAGTGTGCGCCCGGAAGTTGTTTTGTCGCGGCCAGCACCTGTTCAAACAGATCCGCCATGTCACTTTTGGTTTGCGACCCTATGTCGAATGCACCCTCGGCCGGGAAGTCTGTCATTTAGCACCTCCGCCCCAGTTTGTATCAATGAGGCCGTTATCATATCCCACGAGCGTGGCCTGCACCATACCCGCAGTCCGGTTGCCCGCGTTGTCTTTCACCACCACCTCCGGCCCGGTTGCCTGTTCCCATGGGTCATGCGACGGGTTCAGGTCTATGACCTCGGCTGTCTGCGCGTTCGGATACGAGGCATTCGGTTCGACATGCAGTATACACGAATCGAACCACGAGAATGGCCCCGACACGGGCAGGTTGACCGTGCCCGATGCCGCCACGAGAAATGAGCCGATGTGTTCGACAACGGCCGGCGCATAATTCACGATGTCAAATTTTGCGAGCCGCAACCGCTCGTTCGACGCCGGCGCACGGACTCGGAATTGCCAGCTCGGAATCAACGCTATGATGCCATCATACTCGAACCGTGGCCAGCCGCGAACGTCACTGTTGCCGATCACGTCCGCGCCCATAGGACGCCAATCCATTTCCGCAGGCCAGAAGTCCTCAGCCAACGACGAAGGCCAGATGTTCGTGTCACCACAGTCATCCTGCGACGTGGAGTTCTGAACGTGCGGCCATAAGCGCGCGTTACAGTTCCGAAACTCGGCGCGCCAGTTGCCGCCCGAGGCCGTGATCTCAAGGCCTACAAGCGTGTTTGAAACTGTCAGTAGCGCACAGCCATCCACGAGATCATTGATGGGATAAATGGTGTAGCCGCATGCACAGTAATCGGGCACCCAGAACAGCGCATCCGGATCTCCGTCACCCCAGAACAGCGCGTCAAGATCCGTATCGCCCCAGAACGAGTTATCATCTTCCGTCACCCATATCTGGCTTTCGGCGATGGCCACGAGTTCGTCGCCGTCCGTTTCCATAGTGTCTATGTCAAATACCCAGCCCGTGCCGAAACCGTGGTCTTCGGTCTCATACCCACACTGCCGGCCGCGTTCAGTCCGCAAAATGGCGTCCGTAAGATTGCAGTAGAGCATTGCTGCGCGAACAGACTCGCGCCCACCCGTGTCGAAGGCCTTCACGAACAACGTGCGAATGCCGTGCGGTAGGACCGTTACATCAAACTCGGACGCAGACAACAGCCCGGCATGACACGGAAGCGCAGTATCCCACGAGCCTTGATTGCCCAGCACGCTCCGCACCCGGAACCCCGCATGGTCTATCGGCGGCAGGTACTCCCAGGTTAGACGCCCACCGATCAATATCAGCGTTCGCACGTCGGGCGGGCGCTTCAGCTTGCCGACGACGTAGATGTCCGGGTAGTACCGCCATTCTGAGGCCGCGCCATACTCAGTCGTAGTGCGCACCTCGATGTCATACATCAGGGATTCTTCGACGCTCGATATAGCCAACCGCCGCTGGTCGCCGCGGAAGACGGGCAATGACACCCAAGGGCCGACGAACTCTTGGCGTTGCTGAGAAAACGTCGGCAAGTGAGAGAACAGATCCTGAAGAAACGGCGGGAAGGTCCAGTCCGCTTGGAACGGAATCACGCTCGGGAGCATCCGCTGTCGAATGCGCGCTTCGATGCCCACGATGTGCCGAGCCGCCCACCGTTCGAGCGTGGTGCGGCCCGTGGGAATCTCGATGTCAACCAGTATCCGAACCTGAAGCGCGCCGCCCGGTAATTGCAGGAGAGCGCGTTCGTCGGTCACGACGCCGAGGATTGCCGGCATGGGGGGCCGTCCGGTTTCGGGGTCGGTGGGATACGAGATGTGCGGATCGAAGTCAGGGATAGGTTCCCACTCATCATCATGGACGGCAGCCGCCATTTCGACACAGGTAAGCTGGGCCGTCAGGTCGTCCTTGTACTCGATGGCCCGCACAATGAACGGCACGGCGTCTGTGTCGCGAACCTTCACCAGACAGCCCACGACAACCTGGTAGATTTCTGGGTCAATACCCGCAGCAAACGTCAGGTCGTAGCCAGAGCCCTCAACCGTCACAAGCTCGGCCGTCACCACGTCGCCATAGGTCTGCCGGATGTCGGCGTAGTAGGTGCTACCGGAAATCATTGTAACCAGTTCGTCGAGGATGATTCCCGTGATAAGCCCACCGCCCGTGGTGAGCGCCGTGATTCGGCCGGCCGCGATACCCACCATGAGGGCTTCCAGTTGCAGGTCTACGCGGTCGCCACGCTCCACGGCCAACTGTTCCCAGTCCTGCTCCAACGTTACCGTCTCGGGCCGTAGCGTCGCGCACTTGAGCAGGTACCGACCGAGCCGGTAGGTGAGCCCACTGTATCCGGTCGCCGTCTTGTCGAGCGCGTCGCGCAGACCACGGAATGAAAGCTCCTCGATGATGTCCGGGTAGGGCAGACCAGAGCCCACGTCGCCGTGGTCATCGTCGCAGACCAGCATCTGGTCTTGCTGGTAGCCCGCAGGCACGTTCACGAACGCGAGACGGTAGGCGTGAGGGATGTCATCGCACGGCTTGGCGACCTGGACGTTGGCGCAGTTCCGGTCGGTGATAACCGCCGCGGCCGTATACTGCATCTTGTCCTCAACGACGGAGTATTGCCCACCGCGAACGGTAGGCGTGGCCTTGCCCGTGCGGCACACATCTCTCAGCGCTTGCAGGACTGTCGTGCCCGAAGAGTCAAACACACCGTCGAAGTAGCATCGCCTGTCGGGGTTGGGCGGGTAGCCGAGCGCGATCTCGGCGGGCGTGTACTTCCGCGCGCACGTGCGCGCCCAGGCCGCGAACCGCGTGAGGTCCACGCGCGCATCGGGGGCCGGGTCTGGGCTGGGAAGGCCGCGCAGAATGTCGCACGCGATCCATGCGTTGTTGCGAAACACCGGGTACCCGTCAGCGTCGGTCAGCGCCGCCGCTTGCCACGACGTGCCGTTGTGCCACGCCACCGGCCGTCTGACAATGGCATTGAACGAGTCCAGGTTGCCGGACAGTTTCTCGGAGTTCTTCACACGCAACGCAACGAGCGTGAGCTGTTCGTAGGCCTTGTCCGAGACGGGCTGCCACGAGCGGAATTCTGTCGTGGCGTACACGTTCGACGCCGTGTGGTGTTCGTCGGAAGAGTCCTCGGCCTCGACGGTGTCGGGCGTGCACCGGCGAATCTCGACCTCAAACTGGCACGGTGCGCGTGTGTCCCATACGATGGTGCGATAGAGCGGGTCTTTGGATTGAGCGGTGATCATGAATCCACCGGGGGTCACGCCGGCAAACACGGCCAGTGTTTCGCGGCCCACGAGTTCGGCCAGCGCGTAGCCATAGAGCCGCTGGGCAAACGTGAGTTCTGTCACGGGTGGGCCGTAGCCACGGTCAACGTAGGCCTCGAACGCTACGATGTCCGCGATGGTGCTTAGCGTTCGGAGTATGCCGGTCAGTAGCGCGTTGGCAGACCACAGGTTTGTGAGCACCTCTTGCGATGCGTCCAGTGTGCCGCACAGCGTGTTCAGCGCGCCCAGTAGTGTGTTGGTCTCAACGAGGATGTCGCGGCCCGTAGCGCCCACGGCGAGGGCACCCAGGCGCATTGCTACCGAGGCTTGGGCCGGCGCAACAAGGGCGAGGACCGCACGGAAGACCACGCGCGCAACGATACGCTCGACCAGCGTCACGCCGGACAGAAGCGCTATCAGTTCGGCGAGCCGCTCGTTCGCCCGTTCGAGCCAGATGTACCACTTCTGGTCTGCGAACGTGTCGCGCGAGGCCGCGTCGATCAATGCCCAGTCCGGCACCACATACTGCCATGCCGCCGTCCGGCCGAGCTCACCGGCATACGGGCGGAACCGTATCGCGAAATCCACACGCTCGCCGCCGTCGTTCTCGCCGATGCGCTTGTACAGGCCCTCGGGGAAAAGCAGCGTCACGGAGATCTTCGATGTGTCGGGGGCCGTCACGAACCGGTACACGTTCGGGTCACGCCCTGGACGCACCGCCCTTTCGTGAGCGTTCCAGGACGGCGCATACAGGATGCGCGTGTTCGGAATCTTCTGGTTCGTGTCGGCGTCCCAGTAGTCCGCGAACAGGTCGGACTTATCCGAGCCCGCCGGTATCGTGCGCCGCCGCCATTGGGAAAGCGAACTCTCAACAGGCGTAATTCCGAAGGTGTTACGGAAATCAATCGACACGCCAAGGAAGTCTTTCAGCGGCGACTCGCCGATCTTCAGATCATCGAGTTCGAGCGGGCCGTAGCCGAAGCAGAACAGCGCGTTCAGATATTGATCTTCGCCCTCGAAATCCACGTAGGTATTCGCGGCCAACGGCGGGAACATGCGGAGTTCGCCATAGGCGCACGGCACCGGTTCCCACGGCCGCGCCTTGTTCGAGATACCAGTCAGCGAGTATGAGGTCTCTTCAAGCGGCTCTTCCGGGTATGGAATAAGCGTCGTGGCCCACACGCCCAAGAACGCGCCGACCGACGCGCCCATCTGTCCACCGAGGGCATAGCCCGCGAGCGCGCCGAATATCGGCACGGCCGCATGAATGGCCTCGTTGTAGTCGGAGTCACGCACGCTCATTGAATAGCCCAGGGAAATTGACAGGGTCAAACCGCAGCGCCGGGAATTCGAGACGCAACGGCCCGTCATATGAAATATCGCCGGTCACGGAGAACGCGCCATAGCGCAGGTTGCGAAACGTCAGCGGGAGCCACGTCTTCACCACGGTGTCCAGTTCGGGCGGGGATGCGGCAAGGTCGGTCTCGCCTACCAGCGTGAGCGTAACCTCGAACGGGCCGGACAGCGAACGAACCGATGGAGTAAACCAGCGCGTCACGTTCTCGATAGTCAGCCGCCCGACGCCGAACCCGTCATCGGACTCGCGCGGCGGAACGGCCACGAGCCCGCAGGCCTCGTACTCGTTGCCCGCGTGCATGATGTTCTCGGGGTTGTTCACCAGCCGGAACGCCGCGGCCAGATCATCATGATCTACCACTAGCGTTTCGAGCACGAGCAGGCCGGTCTGTTGTTTGAACGTCTCGGCGAGGACGGCTGCCGGTACATCGCTCATGATGGGATCACCTCAAGATCCAGCACGCCGGAGTAGATGCGACTGTCGCGGTCGCGGGCACCGACGATCTCCGCGAACGCAGGCTTACGTCCTTCGCGGAATCGAAACGTCGTCGCGGCCCCCGAGATCATGTCGACCCAGGTGAACGGCAGAGTGCCGGATACCAGCGTCGTGTCGAAGAACGTGTCGAACGTCGCCACCTGTGCGCCGGTCAATTCGATCTCGGTGGTCTCGTATACCGCGGGAATCGACGACGAACGCCGCAGTTTCACCGGGCCGTGCCCGGTCTGGTATGCGATGACGTTCGGGTCGGTCTGCCGCGACAGGCCCATCAGCGCCTCTTGTGGCAGACCCGCAGGCCATACGGCAGTGCTCATGACGCGGCCCTCCGAACGGCGCGACGTTTCATGCCGTAGTTCGCGCCCATCGTTCTGTCGAGTTCACCTGAGCCCGCGAGACGCGACACGCTGTCGCGCACCATGACGTCTATCACGCGCTCACCGTTCGGCAGTTCGCGGGTCTGCACATCGACGGGCGCCCCTGAGGTCCGCTGGTCGTACACGTTGACCTGTACGCCGCCCTGCGATTTCACGCCGAGCTCGCCCGACGCCGTGCGCGTAAGAGGCATAATGGCCTCAGGGCCGTTCTCGCCCATCATACCGCGGCGGCCGCCGGGCATGGGGAACACAGACGGCTGGGAAATCACGCCGCCTTTGCGGAACGGGATGATGTTCCCGCCGGAGAACACGTTGCCTTTCGCCGAGAATGCAATGTTGTCGATGGCATACCGAATCACAATCTTTTCGAGGTCAGTCAGGACCGATGTAACGAAATCGTGGAATTCCATTTTTCCGGTCTGCGTGAACTCGACAATCGCGTCGGTCAGTTGATCGGCCCACTGGTCGACGGCGTTTTCGAGTTTATCAAACGCCTTCTCGATGTTGGACAGTTCCTCTTCGCCCTTGTCGCCAAAGAGGCCGAATGCACTGGCCGCCAGATTGATCGCGTCGGCAATCAGGGCAATCACGTTGAACGCGATGTGCATCTTGATGGCAATAACCGTTGCCGCCGCCGTTGACGCGGCCTTCATCTCTTCAAACAGCGTCGGCATTTTCATGAGCGTGCTGCTTATGTCCATGCCCGCCGCCATGATGTCATTAAACGAATCGACGATTTTCGAGTTGCCTTCTGCAAGCGAACGAAGCCGCGAATTAGTAGCAGACACGGCCGACGACAGGCCCATGAAAGCATGATCCATGTCGCCGACTTCTTTCTTCGCTTCCTGTGCCGGCTGAATGATCGCGTCGATCTTGGATTCGAGAAACGCCTTGCGCATGGCGTTGGCCACCGTCTGACCCGCCGCACCCATGGCTTCAAGCTCGACCGTCACTTCGCGCATTTGTTCGAGCGTCATCCCGCCGAAGGCATCGGCACTCGCCTGGCCGAGTAGTTGTAGCGTCTCGATGTCGTCGCGGCCCGCCACGGTCAATTCAACGAGCGACGCGCGAAGCTCCTGCACCATCTCAATGTTGGGATGCAGTTTGATATAAAGCGATGCGCCCGCCTCTTGCAGGTCGCGGAGCTTCGACGCCGCCGTCTCAACCGCTTTCCCAAGCGCGTCGGTCGCCGCCTTGCTTTCCTTGCTCTCCTTGGCCAGCGTCTTCAGGTTGTCACCGCCGCCAACAATCGAGTCGGCCAGCGCTTTGAAATCGGGCGTCTCATATCCCTCGAACGAGATACCAGCCATGGCCTTTTCCATGGCCTTCGAAATTTCCTCAGTCAGCCCCGGCGCTATGTCGTCGGCAAAGCCGGTCAGCGAATCTTTCACGCCAGAAACGACGCTCTGAAAATCCTCGCGCATCTGCTTCGCCGTTGCGTCGCGGATCTGTTTGTCCACCTCTTCAAACCAATCGCCCATGTTGGGATCGTATTGCGGGAGCTTGGCGATCTCTTTTCGTATCCACTCTTTTGATCCATACGCAGGCTCTTTGGCAACGAGGTCTGGTACGAGCTTGTCTTTGGCAATCTTGCCAGCGATCTTCATCCAATGCCACCACTCTTTGATATTGGCTATTTGTCTATCCCACGCCTTTGTCATGTCGTTGAATAGACCACCCGACAGTGTGTCTTGTTTGATGACCGCACGGAACGAATACCACCCTGCTATGCCCGCTATGAGCGAGGCATTGAACAGGCCCTGACCCGTGAACAGACTGGCCATGATAGCCACGAGTTTCGGTACGACGATCAATACGCCGCCCATGGCCACGCTCGACGCGGCGAACCCGGCGGCAACCTGCATTGCGCCGGCCGCCGCCTCGGGATTCAGTTCGAGCCAGTCGCGAACGCCACTCATGACGGCGTTCAAATTCATCTGTACGCCCTGAAGTGATTCGATGACGGAACCACCCAGGATCGTAGTGATATCGCCGAAGATCGCTTTTGAGCGCCGTAGCTGGTTCTCGAACGAACCCCAGGTCCGCTGCATGTCGCCTTGTGCCGCCGTCGTTCGTTCGAGGATGATGCCGTAGCGAGCGAGGATTTTCTCTTGTTGCGTGAGCTCTTGGCCCGCCGCTGCAATACCATTCTTCCACGCATACGACTTGACCGTTGCTTCGTCGAGCACAATACCGAGACGGCGAAGCGGTTCGATCTCGCCGGACAAACCACTCTGAAGTTTTTGCATAGCCTCTTCAACAGGCAGATTGTAGAACGACGCCATGTCAGAAATGAGCTTGGTCAGTTCGCGTGACATGCCGGTCGCGGCCGCGCCGCTAAATCCCATGGCCTCGGTCATGAGTTTGAACGTGGCGGCATACGCTCGAATGTCAGTTGCCCGCGTATTCAGCACGTCGGAGATTTCATCCGACCATACGCGCATGTCATCGGCCATATCGCCGAACGCGACAGAAAACAGATTCTCGGCCTCTTGTACCGACGACGCGCTCTTGACTATGAGCCCGAGCGTCGCCGCTGTTGCCGCACCCGCCACGGCCATGCGCCGCCCGGCGCGCTCCCACGACTCACCGATCTTCGCGAAGTTGTCGCGGATGGACGACTCCATCCGGTCGAAGCGCCCCTCGAGATCTCCGGCCTGCTCTTTGGTTTTGCGATACCCAACTTCCCAGGATTTTGTGTTTGCCTGGATCTGGCCTTCTATCGCGCCTACGGTCCACGGCATTATGGAGTACCTCCAAGTAATGCCCGTAGTTCGGCGAGATTGGCGACTTGCTCACGCGTGCGATCTTCTTCCATCTGCTTGCGGAGGTAGGGCATGGCGTCAAAGATACGCTCACGCTGAGCGTCTACGGTTTCTCGCCATGACTTTGTCATCTTCTCGCGGTCCTCGTAATTCAGCCACGGGTAGTGCGCGGCATGGCAAGCAGCGAGGCGCGCCTCTGCTATTACCACTTCCGCTTCATCAAACCAGTATTCTATTTCGCCAGGCCGCAATCCCTGAAGTTCGCCATAGGTGAATCCAGGAAACGCTTGCCAGATGCGGACTAGCGACGCGGCTTTTTTCTGTCTTGCCGCTTTCGATGGACTTCGAGCACGGCCTCGATAAGCTGGTCAACCATCGGGCCGGACAGGCGCGCGTCAATCCCGACGAACTTATCCTGAGGTTCGCCTGTCAGAAGATGAAGCTGCCGAGAGACGCACTCGTCCATGCCGATCTCGTCGTCGACGTAATCCTTCTGCAAGTGGCGCACCTCATCGAACGCCTGCGGAGATACGCTGGTGATCTCGAAGTCTTCGTCCTTCCACTTGAACTTGATCGGCTCGATGCGCTTGGCCTGTTCATCGAAATTGAATGTCGGCATTTCGTTCTCCTCTTGTGGTTACGCCGTCGCGCCCATGATGACCACCTCGTCGACCGCATAGCCGAGGTCGTACAAAGCGCCGGCGGTTGCGATGTCTTCGGCCGTGACAGGAATCGACGTGAACAGACACGGGTAGATTTTCTGCGTCCCGCGCGAATACGCGACGTCCCACTGCGGCTCAACCGTCGCGCGCGGAAGGACGACCCACTCACTGGCCGTCGTGGACACGACTCCGCCGATGACGGGTTTCAGCGTCAGCGTCTTGACGAGCCCGACAAGGTCCAGGCCGACGCTGTTTTTCAGCGCAAGTCGGCCCGTGGACAGTGAGGATCCCGGCACGACCTTCGACAGGATCGTTACCGTCGCCTCGGCCAACGGCGCGAGCACCGTCGCGGTCAGCGCGAGGAGATACTTGTGGCGCGGATGATCGCCGCCCTCATTCGTTTTGGAGTCGGCCGTTATCAGCGAAACGTTCAGCCGCACATCACCTTCGGTCTGGCCCAGGTCGTCGGTGCCGTAGATCACGCGACACGGGCCGATGTTCTTGTTGAATACCTCTGCCATATCAACTCTCCTTCTGAACACGAACGATCACGTTCGCGCTCCATTGTTCGCGGCCCGCCGAATCGGCTCCGATAGCGCCGGGCGCGGTGTTGCCTTCGATGCTGTATATGTACCATCCATCGAGTTGTATGCCGACGGAGTTTTCGGTGTTCGTGATCCAGTCGAAAATCCGCTCTGCTTCCTGCTCTGCCTGGCCTGGCGTTGCGGCGCGCGTGAGAAGCTGCATGTTGAACAGGCGATCATTTGTCATGGTCTTGGGGCCGGGCGAACGGTTCAGAATCACGGTGGCCAATGCCGGCGCGTTCTGCGGGAACCGCCACGCATGAAGCGTGCTACCGGCCACGAGACCAAGCGCGCTCGACGCGAGGTAGTCGTAGAACATCTTGGTGAAGCTTTGGTTCGTAAGCTCAGCCATGACGCAACGCCTCAGCGGTTTCCTTCTGAATGCCCCTGAAATACTTGTCGGGGTTGGCCGCCATCTTAGACTCCAGGTACTTCGGGCCCGACCCTTCTTGAGACCAGTTCCAGTCCTCGTCGCCCTCGTGTAGCCGGTGAGCGTAGATCATGTTGAATCCGACCGAGCCCAGAATGCCGTCACGGCCCTTCTCGGTTGCGCCCGTCATCGGTTCGCTTTCGGCGAGCCCAAGGTCTTTTCCCGTCGCCACGCATTTGCCCTGGACGTGAATCGAGACGCTGCCGCGAAGAGTGCCTTCGACTTTCGGCACGGTGTTCTCAACCGTGACCGTGTCGCGCGCGAGGGCGAGCGCGCCCAGCGTGACGCCACGTTCCACAGCCTTGAGGAAGGCCGCGTTCGCGTCGGTAAGTCCCTTCGAGAACGTGTTCGTGCTCACGCGATGTACACCTCGTAATGGTCTACACGGAACGCGCCGATAGGCGACGCCCCGATCATTTGGTGCCCTTCGCCGCTGGCCAGCGTGACGCTCTTGTCGTGGAGCGCATCATCGAGAAATGGTTCGCCATACTGAGGTGCCACAAAGACGGTGCCCGTGGCCACGACCTGCTCACCGGCAAAGTTCCGCACCCAACGCACCTTACGGTCTACGCGGGCCGGGACGTTGCGGTAGACCAGCGGGTCGCCGGGTTCGCCGTATTCGTCGCGCGTGTTTGCCGAGAGTATGACGGTCTCGTTTCTGTAAGCGTGCATCAGGCTCATGGCCCTATCGTGCACGTTTGTCCCGGAAGTTGTCTAGGCCTTTGCCGCAGCCACCTTGCGCGCGCGAGCCTTGGCCGCCCGCTTCTTGGCCAACACGTCCTCGGGCCACTCTTGCGGTTTACGCGACGGTCGCCCGCCGGCAGACACGCGCTGGTAGTCTTCCCAGGAGTGAATACAGGCGTCGGGGTCTTTGGACAGTTTGGCCAGCGTCCGCACGTCCTCGGGATCTTCGAGCGCGTCGACGTATGGCACCACCACATGGCCGCAGTTCGGGTGGTAGGGTGGCTGTCTGTCGAGCGGTGGGAACCGTTTGTCTTTGCCCGTCCGCGAGTACACCTTACCCTGTAGCGGCTGGCATATGGGACAGGCATTATCATGCACTGAGATCTGTACGAGGTCTACGTCTGCCGCCTCACACGTGGTCAACATGCCCTCGGTCGCAGCTTCACGCGTCTGTGTGCGCGCCACCATTTCGGCGTAGTAGTCCGGGTCGAAATGCACGCGGCGGCCGCCCTTGCCCACCACCTCGACGGGCACACCGGGGCCAAGAAGCCGCTCGAAGTCGCGGGCAATTTCGCGCGAGACTTGCTGTCGCGTCTTGCCGCCGAGAATGCCCTGAGCAATACGCTCGTTCAGGTCGCGCTCCTTGAGATGGATCTGTTGAGTCTTGCGTAAGATGCGCCGAGCCGCAACGCCCATCGACTGGTTGGCCGCTGTAAGGTCTGCCGCCATCTGCTTCGCTACGGCCTGGACGGTGCGCGTGTTGATGGCCGTGCCAAGCGCGCCCGCCGGAACCGACTCGCCGATCTCTGCCAGCGCGTCTTTGGCGAGGTCTTGCCCGTCGAGGAAGGCCGTGCCGGCCATGGTTTTCGGGAACCGTTTCACGGCGCGGTTCAGACCTTTGACAATGGCGTCGACCTGTTTCGCCTGCGAACCGTAGCGGAACCGCTGGGCATCGGTCAACGTGGCCTTCTCCAACTTCGCCTGAAGGTCTTTGTGCGCTTTCTGGTACAGCGCGCGGAGTTCGAGAATGCCATTCTCGACGGTAGGGATGGGCGCGAGTTCAAGGCGAGGATCAATCGGCATCGGCCGCGTGCCCCTTCATCGCGGCCCAGCGTTCCTTACACGTGGCCACCATGGCCGCAATGGCTCTGTCGAGCGCATCGAGCCGCTCGAAAATCCGACTGCGTTCCGTGCGGTCATCATGTTCAATGGCCGTGATTCGCGCGTTGATCCCGTTGTCGAATTTCCGCTCCAGTTGTTTGACGCGATACGACAACAGCACATAGAGCGCGACGCCCGTGCCGATTGAGCACGCCCCCGTGGCGAGCACCTGGACAAGCACTATCGTGGTGCGGAACACGTCAAGCTGGACG